CATGTAGCTGTCAACAAAATCTAAATTACCGCCGCCCATTTGCTGGTAAAGCACATCGGCCGGTAATTCCGATTCCAGTGTCGCCGCGTAGCTGGCATTAATGACCGCGTTTTGCAGCGCGATTTCATTAAACTTTTTGGTCATCCGCATGGTTTTGAGTACGGCCACTATCTCAGAAATGCCCCGGTTCTGCTCCGGCATCATCGTTTCAAAAATGTGGATCATCAGCGGCCGACCCCATGGCTTACGTGCGGGGATGTAAGACCACTTGTATTCATCGGAGGTCAACAGCAAGTCGCCTGGGTGCCCGTGTCGGACATGATACCCCAGCGGGGCACCGAACCGGTCAATGGATACACCCTTGCGTAAAAACTGCGTGTCATACATACCATTAGGGTTGCAAAGCCGGATAGGGTCAAACTGTTTAATGGCTGTGCCGAAAGGTCTTTCCGAAGACCGCAACCACTCAATAGTCGCTGTAACCTCACCTTTCATAAAATACGAAGCAATGGCTAACCGCGTCATGCCGGTAAGTGTGTTCAACCTTGAAGCATCGAGCCAGTGTTCCGGCGAGTCGGCTATCAGGTTGAACCGCGCTTCGACGACCTTCTGAAACTCTTCCGCCCAGCCTTCGTCTGCCCCGATAACGGTGTAATTCGGCTTGGCATTCAAAATGAACTTTGCGCCAACGATAGAATCTTTAAAGGTAGTTACCGCACCTGACGCCATGCCGTCGTTTTGCACGATATCAGTAGCCCGCAAATCGGCCATGTCTTTGTCACGGGCGATCTGTTCATTAGGCGATACGATGCGCGGCTGCCAGCTGAAAAGCTCACGCGATACCTTCGCCGCTCCTTCTAACCCGCCGCCTGATGCCTGCTGGCCGGTAGCCAGTGGCTGAAGTTCCGCTGTCTTTTCGCTCAAAATAAAAACCTCATAGGTGTAACGGGGGCACCGATGGTGCAGTTTCCGCCCGCCATCATGTTTTCCAGTTGTGAGATGTAAGTAAGCAGAGTGCGGGCGTTAGCAGCGGTGTACTCCACTCGCTCGCCGTTCTGGTCTACCACCACTCGCGCCTGCTGGCCGGTCATCAAGTTGTGGTAAGCCTCCCGAGCTTCGGCTAATTTGGCGGCTATCTGGGTCAGGTCGCATGACATATTTTGATTCTCAGGCTAAAGCTTCGGCTAATTTGCCGTAATCATATACTCGCGCATCTTTTTGTGCAAAGCGTGGTGCTTGATCTGGTGCCCGAACTAAGCTATTTCGGTTTATTTCTTCCGCCCATTTGTGCGGTTTACTCCAATCCATCTTCTCAATTGCCAGGATGTTCGGGCAGATACAGCAGGCAATAGCGTAGGCCGTTAAGTCCCATGATTCGTTTCGGGCGTTATTGACGTTAACCCATTTGCCTTTGATATCTTTCACCTCGGCGCACATTTCCATGTAAAAATCGTCAGGCAGCCAGTCTGGGAACGTAATTTTCCCTGCGCCTTCCTCCGTCACGTCCAGCCGGCCGTCGAGCATATCTTTAAGCATATTCGAGTTAATGAATAAAATCGGGATATCCCCGCGTAAAGCTGCCTTCTGGTCTTTCTTCTGGGCATCCGGGTAACTGATGCGGGTACGCGGTACGCCTGGTTGCGGGTCGCCTTTGAGCAAGTGGAAGCGGGAGTTCTTGCCCTTCTCACGCAAATAGCGATAAAACGTGTAAGCCTGCGCTGTTACACCCGCCTTACCGTAGGCGTCACATACGGTATGTTTTATGCCCATCATCCGGCCACTGTCATCTGCGATTTCATACTCAGCGTCGATGACTTTTTTCTCAAGCAACAGCCAGTCTTCTTGGTATGCGGACGGCTTAACCATGTAGCGCTCGTCGTCATCATCCAGTCGCTCGGACTTCCTGATCTCGAAACTGTCGATAATTTCCATATCAAACGGGGTGCCCGGCTTGATGCCTGTCACCTGCACACGGAAAGAGTTTTTCTGAACATCGACTGACGCCACCAAAAACCGGACATCCGTCGGGACTTTACGTGGGTCACGCGGCTTAGCTGAGTTTTGCAATTTTTCCGGCAAACGCATGTCGGCAACCTGCACCGGGAAGTACGGTTCGCCCATATCGTTGTTCCAGAATTTCTTCAAGGCATCATCTGAACCGGTTCGCTCAAATTCATCCATTGCGTCCAGATACACCTGAACCAGCTTTTGCCAGGTAACGAATGCCGCAGCAACACCCCGTAGCCAGAAAGAAGCGAATTTAGTGTGCGGGCGTCTGCCTTTCAATACGCCATTTTTGGTGACGTGCATACCTTCGGGCACCCAAACGCCCCACTGTTGCATTTCGTACCTGTCGTCCGGGTGGATCGCTTCTTCGCAGTGCGGGCAGATCATGACCGCTGTTTCTGCGATTTCAAGGTTGCTCATGCCGGGGCGTTTTTGGTAAGCGAGGTGCTGGAACTTACCTTCAAAATATTCATCGCATATCGGGCACGGCCATTGCCAGCGTCTACGGTCCCCTCGGTTGTACAGCGCAATAATGCCGGTGCAAGGCGGTGCCTCGTGGCTGCCCTCTTTCGCCATCCACTTGAGATCGGCCAACGGGCGGGACGGTGAAGATTCAGCCAGGCACATGCGGAAACTGTTAAAGGTCGTTGTCCGTTTGTCCGCAAGGTCGTATGGGTTACCGTCGCCGTCCACGTCTTCAGGCATACGGTCAAAATCGGTCATCAAAATTCGACCTACTGGCCGGCCGGCAAGCTCGGTTACGGTAGGGTGTGAAAGCGCCAGCATCATGCCGGATACGTAGTGCTTATCGAAGGTGTTGTCGTTGCTGGCGCCTGAAAGCACACAAGCCCCTATCTCGGGGCTGTGGCGGTGTAACCTGTCTACCCGTCGCATAGAGAAGTCGCGGGCAGCATCTTTCGTGGGGCAATAGAGTAGCGTGTCCATGGGGTCAACACGGATACTGAAGCCCAGACAGTTGATGATCAGCGCATCCGTTTTACCGCACTGTGCCGGCCCCACAAAAGCCATGTTTGTGAAGTCCCGGCTTGAGAAAGTGTTCATCGGTTCGACCATGTATGGTGCGACCCTGTTATCCCAGTCGCCGACGTAGCTACCTGGGTTATTCACTTTACGATATTTACAGGCCGCAGAAGCGACAGTGATCCGCTCTGGCGGCCGAAGCTGGTCAGCGAGAACTGAGGCTATTTCCTCGACTGAGGAAAAGCCGGTTGTTTTATATTTCCTGTCCAGACTCATAAGCTTCTGCTACCGATACTTTAAACTCTTCTTCAACTGCCGCCGCCGCTGCGGATAAGCCGCCATCCATGTGTCTGACCATGGCTTCCCGTTGTGCAGCAGACAGCACCATATCCCGCTCGATGGCATCGCGGGTAAGCAACCACGACATCCGCAGGGTTTGAAACAACTTGCCGTAGCACTGGATCACCTGTGCTGTAGGCCACAGCTCGCCGGAGCTTTTCAAAAAGTCCTGACGCACCTTTTTGGCATTCCAGTATTCCCGTGTAAGGGCTGGCGGAAGGTCATCAGGGTTCATCCGCTTGATGTAGTTCTCTACGTCGTATGCCGGCTTAACCAAATGCGGGGCAACGTCCACTATGCGCCAAACCGGATATCCGCTGCGGGTGTCAAAAGGTGCGACATTGCGGATTTTTTCTTCGATAGTCCGTCTATCCATGTTAAAAATCTTGGTCAGCTGCGTGAGGTTACAGCCGTCGTAGATCATGGTCTGGCTATCTGCATCCAGTTGGTTTTTACGCTGGATCAGCGTCTTAGCGTTTGGGAGCGCGGTTCGCTGTTGCGGTGTTAGTTTAGCCAATTGTTGCTGCCTCGTATTTTGCTTTTAACCGCTCGTGGTACTTCCGCAAACGGCGGTAGAACCATTCCTGCACATCTTTCTTTTCCTGCAGGCGCTTATAAACGTGTTCATCAGCGGTCTTTGCCGCCAGCAAATGGAAAAACCGGCATAAGTGTTCTTGGCCTTGCCTGTCTATCCGTGCCCGGACTTGTTCGTACTGATCCAGGCTGGATGGCAGGTCAAAGAAACACATATTGCGGCCGCCCTTCTGTAAGTTTAGCCCGTGACCTGCTGACTGCGGATGCACGGCCAAAAGCGTAATTTTTCGCTTGTTCCAATCCGGAACCTGGCTGCCGTTGCGATCCATGACAACTAAATTTTTGAAAGCGGCTTTGAGCCGCCATAGGCTGGACTGAAACCAGTAGCAGATGATCAAAGGCTCGCCGTCTAACTCTTCGACAATCGCCTCTAATGCTTCGATTTTGTGGTCGTGCAGTGGGATCGCTTCTTTACATCGGACTACTTGGTCTTCTGTGCCTGGTTTCAGCTCTACCCAATTGCGGTATATCACACCCGAGGCCATCTGTAAAAGTTTACCGGATAAAACACCCGCGTTCTGTGCCTCGATGACGTGTTCTTCCCCCATCTCGTTCAGCACTTCGATGATGAAATCTTCTTCCATTTGCGTGTACAGTTTACGCTCGGCCGGCTGAAGTGTGACCGTCCGGATTATGTCCTGAACACCACGGGACGGTAGGTACTGATCAGCTTTCATTTCCAGCGTAATGTCTGAGATTTTGGCAATAATCTCTTTTTCCATACCCTTTTTCACTGTGTACCGGCGTGAGTAAACATTGTGATTGAAATACTTCTGGCGGTAGTGCGTTATGTGGCTACCTAGGCGCTCGCCTTTATCCAGTAGCCAAATCTGTGCGAACAGACCTTCGTACCCTTCGGCAACAGGGGAAGCGGTAAGCTCATAAAAACGCTTTATCAGGTTCCGGACTTTCTTCAGTGCCTTGAAACGCTGGCTGCTGTGGTCTTTGAATGAGCTGGACTCGTCAATCACCACCATGTCGTAAGGCCATTTACCTTTGAAGTGGTCTACCAGCCACGGGATATTTTCCCGGTTGATGATGTGTATTGGCGCCGAACTGCGTAAAGCGCGAAGGCGTTCTTCTGCGCTGCCGGTTACAAGGCTGTGCCGTAAGGCGTACAGGTGCGACCATGTTTGTATTTCAGTAGGCCAGGTGTTATTGGCTACCTTCAGCGGAGCTACGATCAGCAACCGGTTTACTTCCCCGTCAATCCACAGGCGAAGGAACGCTGTCAGCATTATGACTGTTTTGCCCAAACCCATGTCAATGAATAATGCGGCGTACAGTTTATCGTAGGCGAAGTCTTCGGCCAGGTGCTGATAATCGTGCATCTGACTGTAATCTAACGACCAGTTGTTCTGCCGGTTAGCCAGCAGCTGGTCATATTTCTGTATAAACGTCGAGGGTCTTTTTTGCTTCATTGAAATTGTCCCAGACAAAAC